AATAACTACAAAACAAATTAAAAAAAGATACTAATTAGGAGAACAAAATTATGGCATCAACTTATACGGCTCTCGGTGTAGAACTAATGGCAACTGGTGAAAACGCCGGTACATGGGGAACAAAAACAAATACTAATTTAAACATAATCGAACAAATTTCTGGTGGATACACTACACAAGCCGTCGGAGATTCTGGAACACCAACAGCTCTTACAGTTTCTGATGGATCAACTGGTGCTGCTATGGCTCACAGAATGATAGAACTTACAGGTTCTATTACTGGAAACAGAGTTGTAACAATTCCTTTAGATGCACAAAATTTTTATTTTTTAAGAAATTCAACATCAGGTGCTTACACAGTACAATTTAAATATGCTTCTGGATCAGGAGATTCATTTACTTTTTCAGCAACTGACAAAGGTGATCAAGTAGTATTTGCTACTGGAAACGATGGCACTAACCCAGATATATATACTATGGCTTTTGGCGATGGTGATGTAACTCTTACTGGAACACAAACTTTAACAAACAAAACTTTAACTAGCCCTGCAATAGGTACAAAAATTTCAGATACAAACGGAAATGAATTACTTAATCTTACTGCAACAAGTTCAGCGGTTAATGAATTAACTTTGGCTAATGCTGCAACAGGCAACGGTCCAATTCTTTCAGCAACAGGTGAAACTAATGTTGATATAAATTTAAACCCTAAAGGAACAGGTGTACTTAAAAGTGCCACTGCTGCAATTAAAATTGCAGGAAAAGAAACTATATGGGTTCCAGCAGCAGCTATGTACGGACCAACTACTAACCCTGCAGATGCAGCACAAGTAGAAACAACAGCTACAAGACCAGATTTAAAAGTATTTGATTTTGATGCTAGTACAAAACAATACACACAATTTACAATAGCTATGCCTAAGTCATGGAACGAAGGAACTTTAACTTATCAAGTTTACTGGTCTCCAAGCACAACCAATACTGGTAATGCTATTTTTGGTTTACAAGGCGTTGCATGTGCAGACAATGACACTATTGATGTTGCATATGGAACAGCAATAGAAGTTACTGATGCTGGAATTGGAACAGTTGAAGATCAACAAATTACAAGTGAAACTAGTGCTATGACAGTTGCGGGTTCTCCTGCAGCAGGTGAGCAAACTTACTTTCAATTATATAGAGACGCAGCAGATGGTAGTGATACTTTCACAGGAGAATGTAGAGTTCTAGGAATCAAATTATTCTTTACTACTGATGCAGCTAACGACGCATAAGGAATTTAGATATGAGAGATTTAAAAAATAAACTTACATCAGGTAAGAACACAAAAAACACTCAGGGTAGAAAAGGTAAAATGTTTGGTTACCAAGTCTTAGGATTCGGTTCCGGAGGACGTGCTCCATTAGATTATGTAATAGATTTTCTAGTAGCCGGTGGCGGTGCAAGTGGTGGAACATCTAACACTACTGGAAACTCAGAAGGTGGTGGTGGTGGCGGTGCTGGTGGTTTTAGAGAACTACAAGCAGTACCGGTTGACACAGGTGGTTTAGCTACCGGAACATCAATTTCAGTAACAATAGGTGGTGGTGCTGCTGGTATAAGTCCAGCAAATACATCTGGAGGTGCTGGTTCTGCTTCTATAATTTCAGGAACAGGTTTAACAACTATTAATTCGGCAGGAGGCGGCCCAGGTCGTAACACTCAAGCTGTTGGTGGCGATGGCGGCTGTGGCGGCGGTGGCGGTGCTGGACCAGCTAAACCTGCAGGTGGATCTGGTAACGTTCCTTCAGTAAGTCCTTCTCAAGGGGGTAATGGTGGTCAAGGCTGGACTTCAGGAAGTGCTGGCGGCGGCGGTGGTGCTGGTGGTGCTGGTGGCAGTGGTCAAGCAATTGAAGGAACACCTAGTATTTTAGGTGGACCTGGAGCATCCGGTGGAGGTTTTGTCCCTACAAATGCAAATGCTCAGAGTGCAGTTGGAACACAAGGAACTTTTTGTGGTGGTGGCGGCGGTGGTCAGTACACAGGTGGTTCTCCTGGTGGATCTGGTATCGGTGGAAATGGTGGCGGAAACGTAAATAATAGTGGAACTAGTGGAGCAGCTGGAACAGGTAGTGGAGGAGGAGGTGTATCTTTCAACCAAACTTCAGGTGCAGGTGCAGGAGGAGCAGTTGTTATGGTTTTACCTACAGAACATTATTCAGGAACAACTTCAGGTAGTCCAACAGTTTCAGACATAGGTGGTGGATTTACAAAAATAGTATTTACAGCAAACGGGACTTACACGGTATAAAAATTATGGCACATTTTGCAAAAATAGACACAAACAATATAGTAACAACAGTTGAAGTAATTAGTAATAAAGTATTAAGAAACAGTGATAATGTTGAAGAAGAAATTAATGGTTTAAATTTTTTAATAAATTTTTATAATGAGCCTAGTGCTGTTTGGAAACAAACTTCTTATAATACTTATGGTGGAGTTCATTATTCGTTTGATGCAGACAATAATAGAATAGAATCAGCAGATCAAACGAAAGCATTTAGAAAAAATTATGCAGGTATAGGTTTTACTTATGACGAAACTAAAGATGCTTTTATTCCACCAGCACCCAGTGATTTACCTAGTTGGGTTCTTAACGAAACTACTTGTTGTTGGGAAGCTCCTGTTGCTAAACCTGAAACGGTTTTACCAAACAATCAAATATATATTTGGAACGAAGAAACAGTGTCTTGGGACATTCAAACAATTGAACAAAGTGTTATAGATAAATCAATTGAACACACTAACCTGTATCCAGAAGGCAATAAATCCTATAGAGAAATACACGAAACTGAATAAAAATTTACTAGACAATATAAAAAAAACGTAGTATTTTTTATATATGAAAGAAAAAATAATTGAGGCCACAATACATCCATTATTTGCAACACCTGTTTACGCTACACACTTAAATAGAGAGTTGTCTAATATAGAAAATAAATTTATTCAAAAAAATAAAAATGATACTTACAAAAATCAAGGTAACACAACATCTAATGACAGTCATGTTCTTAATAATAAAAAATTAATTAACATTAAAAAAAAATTAGATAAAACTATTGCAGATTATTTTAATAGAGTTTCAGGAACTACTGATAAGATTAAACCTTATATAACTCAATCATGGTTAAATTATACAAAAGAAAATCAATATCACCATCAACATACTCATGGTAATTCTTTAATATCTGGAATTCTTTATATAAATGCTGATGAAAAAAATGATAATATTATGTTTTATGACAATAAACATTCCAAAGTTATTATGCCTACCGTAAAATCATATAATATATTTAATTCTTTAACATGGTCATTTGTAGTTAAGACAGGAGACATACTTTTATTTCCATCTAATTTAGGTCATTCAGTACAAACAAAAAAAGGAAAAAATCTTAGGATTAGTTTATCTTTTAATGTTTTTGTTAAAGGACAACTAGGTATTACTAAAAATTTAGATGAATTAATTTTATAATACAAGCTTGTAAAAGGATAATTCATCACATATTTCCCTTACTTTAAATATATTGAAATAAGATACAATCTGTTATAATACCTAATAAACAGGATTTTATATGCTACAGAAACTAGGTTTTTTACCCGGATTTAATAAACAAGTTACATCTACCGGCGCTGAGTCTCAATGGACAGGCGGCACAAATGTACGTTTTAGATATGGTACTCCAGAAAAAATAGGTGGTTGGTCTCAATTAGGAGACAGTAAATTAACTGGTGCAGCTAGAGGTTTGCACCATATGGTTAATAAAGAAGGTATTAAATACTCTCTTATCGGCACTAATAGAATTTTATATGCTTATACAGGAGATGTGTACTATGATATACATCCTTTAGTTAATCCATCCGGCACAGCTATTACAAATGCTTTTAGTACAACTAACGGACAGCCAACAGTAACAATTACTTTTTCTTCTGCACACAATTTTGAAGTAGGAGATATTATATTATTTGGTGACGCATCTACTTTTACAGCTATTACAGGTTCTAATTTTTCTTCTACAACTTTTTGTGATAAAAAATTTATGGTAACTGGGGTACCTACAACTACAACTTTAGAAATAAATGCTGGTAGTAATGAAACAGGAGCAGGAGCAACCACATCTGGAGCTATAACTTTTTTTCAATACTATCATGTAGGACCACCTGATCAAGTTGGAGTTTTTGGTTATGGTATATCTCAGTGGAGTGGTACAACTACAAATCCACAAACAACAACATTGAATGGTGGTTTAAATAATGATGCAAATGGTACTGGTGGATCAGGGTCTACAATTAATGTAGCAAGCACCACTGGTTTTCCAAGTTCAGGAACAAATTTTATACAAGTTGGTACTGAAGAAATATCTTACACTGGAATTACATCTACAAGTTTTACTGGAATTACCAGAGCGGTTAGAGGAACAACCAGAGCTGCCCACAGCACTGGTGCGACTGTCACTAATCATAGTGGTTTTTCTGGATGGGGTTCAGCAGCGTCCACTACTGACAAAGTTGCGGAACCCGGTATGTGGTCTATAGATAATTTAGGTAGCACAGCTATTTGTCTAATATTTAACGGAGAATGTTTTCAATGGAATTCAGATCTTGCTAACGCTGTAACAACAAGAGCTACAATTATTTCTGGTGCACCAACGGCGTCTAGAGATATGTTGGTATCTACTCCCGATCGTCACTTAGTATTTTTTGGAACAGAAACAACTATTGGAAATAAAACTACGCAAGATGATATGTTTATTAGGTTTTCTTCTCAGGAAAATATTAATGACTACACACCTACAGCTGAAAATAGTGCGGGCACACAAAGACTGGCCGCCGGATCACGAATCATGGGTGCTAAACTTGGTAGAAATGCATTATATGTTTGGAGTGATACAGCTTTATTTACTATGAGATTTGTTGGAACTCCTTTTACTTTTGCTTTTGAACAAGTTGGTACTAACTGTGGATTAATTGGTAAAAACGCAGCTGTTGAAGTTGATGGTGCTGCCTATTGGATGTCTGATAATGGTTTTTTTAGATACACCGGTAAACTAGAATCTATGGACTGTTTAGTTGAAGACTATGTTTATGACAATCTTAACACAACATCTAATCAAATGGTTTATGCAGGAATTAATAACTTGTTTGGAGAAGTAACATGGTTTTATCCAGAAGCTAACTCTAATGTTAATACTCAATCAGTTACATATAGTTATCTAGATTCAACTGCTAAAAGACCTATTTGGTTTGTAAATGCAAGTAGTTTATTTATTAGAACTACTTGGCAAGATTCTTCTGTTTTTGGATTACCTCACGCAACTCAATACGATGCAGGTACAGATACGTCTTTTGATGTAGTTGGTAATACAGAAGGAATTTCATATTACTATGAACATGAAACAGGAGTTAATCAAATAAGACTAGGAGTAACAACAGCTATTCCAGCTGACATTACTTCTGGTGATTATGATATTACACAAAAAGTTGTAAGAGGTGCAGCGACTAACATGGCTGATCTTAGAGGTGATGGTGAAAATATTATGAGAGTTAGTAGAATTATACCTGACTTTATATCTCAACAAGGAAATTCTATTATACAATTAGATTTAAGAAATTATCCAAATGATACAGCAGCTAGTTCATCATTAGGTCCATTTACTATAACATCTACAACAGATAAAGTAGACACTCGTGCTAGAGGAAGAGCTATAGCTCTTACAATATCTAACACTGCTGTTGACACTAGTTGGAAACTAGGAACTTTTAGGTTAGATATACATGCAGGTGGAAGAAGATAATGGCAAAAATAGTACAATCATTAACTAGAGCAAGCTCGGAATACGAAGAGGATGTAGCACAATCTTTAGTTAGAGATTTAGATGCAGTTCTTGAGAAACTTAACACAACGTTTCAAGAAGAATTAAAACAGGAGATAGAAGCTAGAAGTTTCTTTTTAGATTAATGGCAGTAGTAAACCAATATAAATTTGTAGGTATAGATAACAGCACAAGTGGTAGTGCACTTACACCATTAGGAACTAGTGTTCCTGCAGTCAATGAAACAATAGTTATTAAATCTATACTTGTTACATCAGCTGGTACACCAACAGTGACTATTATAAACAATAGTATTACAGCTATTAAATCAGCACAGTTAACAGCAAACACAACAACAGAACTTTTAACCCAACCGTTAATAGTAGAAGGTGGTAAAACCTTTACAGTACAATCAAGCACAACAGACTCGTTTGATGTAGCTATTAGCTATTTAAACATTAAGAAAGAGGTAACTACATAATGAATGACGTACCAACATTAACACCAGATAAAATAATAACTACAATTAAAAACAAGAAAACAGGCACGGTCTATGAGACTGAACAAGATTTAAAAGCTGCTAATATACCTGAAGAGGACGTGCAAAGAGACGTAACAGTTATCATGCCAGCTCTTGATTTGTTCGCTAAAACAAAGTAAAAGGAGATACTATGGAAGAAAAAATTTCAATGAACGAATCAATACAAGCTGGAGCACCAGATATTAAATATAGTGGTGGTGATATTAGAATGGGTGGACAAGAACCCAATGATCAAAGCATGCAAATTGCGGCAGAAATATGGTCACAGATGGAGCCGGAACAAAAGGTTCAGTTTCAAAGCTTTGAAGCTTTTTTTGAAAGTGGTATCTGGAAACAAATTTTACAACAGTTGCAACAAGATCAATCAGGAATTAGATCTCAAAGTCCAGAAATGATGATGAGTGAAAACGTTA